GTTGTCATTGATTACCTTTCGTTTATTACCTTATCAGTATATATCAACCAATAGCGTCTGTCAACTATGAATTGAAAAGGTGTGGATAAAGTAGTATAATCAACGTACCGAGTTGTTTCTTAAGTCATTGAGAACCTTTCGTTTCTCGGTACTGAGGATCGCACCCACATGCGGTCTTCTTTTATTCTTCTACCTTTACTTCTTGTTCAACAACTACTGCTACATCAACTCTATCCGCACCATTGTTTACAAGCCAGTCTGCGGCTTTACGAGCGGTCTTTTCATCGTCATAAGACTTTTTATGGTTTAGACCTTTATCATCTATCCAGCGTACTGTGTATCCTAGTATTTTCATTTATAACCCCTTTTCATTTCTTCACGAAGTAACCATCCAAATAGTTGTTTTGGTTTATTACCTTGTCGTGCAGCATCGGCACACATTTGATAACGGCCCTCTCCTATCGTTCTATAAGCTTTGCAATACCATGCTGTCATGTCGTTCGGCTCTATTGTTGACGTTAAACCTAGTGCGATTGTCAAAGCTCTTGATCGTATTTCTAAACTAGTTAACTTGTTTCTAGTTACTAGTTCTTCTAGTTTCTCGTTAACTAGTTGAGAGGCAATTACAGGGGTCGATGTTATTTTTTCCATTTACAATTCCTAATATGACCCTATGTTGTAGAGTCTTTTAATAATTAGTTACTGAGTGCCGTCCGTTCGATCGTAACTTCCGACAAAAAGATTGCCCCCCGTCACCGGAGGGCTGTTCTCGTAAATCTAGCTGCTAATTATTGTAAGCCAACTGATACAGAATGTCAACCCTCCGAAATATCGGGTTTGATGCCGTCCCTTAAATCGCTAGATTCACGAGATGGCATGTGGACATTTTATATAAAGAATAGATTGCTGTCAAGATACTCATGTTTAGTTGTGGAAAAATATGAGAAAACTGTGTATAATTATGGTATATGTATAATAAAAATGGACGACCAATAATAATCGACAGTCCTATTTTAATGTTAAAACGCAAGAAAGAAGCGGCGCGAAGAAGAGTTCATAGTTATGTTAAAAAAGGCAGCTTAAAACAGCTTTCTTGCGAATATGCCGACTGCAATATATTAAAAACAGAAGCTCATCACCCCGACTATGATAGACCGCTGGATGTTCTTTGGCTTTGCAAGAGGCATCATACAGATTTACATAAATATATTCCTTTATCAGTGTTACCACTTGATCAATACAATTTAGGATAACTTGTATTTATATCATGCTAGTGGTATTATGTTAGGTAAAAGACACCCTGTGCGTAGTAATACCCTCCACTTCGCACCTAGAAAGGGGTGTCTTTTGGTATATAATCTAATTAAGCACTTTTACATCTACGGCCAAGTAGTAAGGAACGAATATGTCAAAAGAATTAGCAACAGAATCAGAACTAGAAAAAGTATCAGTCCCAAATCAGCGTCGATTACTCCATATAAGTAACAACGATAGCCCAGGAGCTTACTACGTCGCAATATCACACGAAGAACTTGACCACCTTGTCGGCAGCCTCATGGCGATGCTTGATATTGTGGGAAACCAAGAACAAGCCCGGGCCCTAAAAGATGCAACCAAAGTCAAAGTCAGAAGCTGGCTAGATGACTACTACGCATCGGCAGGGTACGACAAATGGGAAGGTATACAAGGTTGGGCAGTACCTAATGTTGTCCAGATAAAAGATTAATCAATCACTTGGCCGTGGTTGTAAATGTGCTATCCTATGATAACCACGAGTGTTATAATCAACACATAGCGGCGTATAGGTTACACGCTAAGTACCTTCCGATGGTTAGGCCATCTTGCACAACAAACAATACATTGATACGCCCCAAGCTACTTCTTAACGGGGCGTATTATTTATGCTATAATACATTTGGAGACGATTGCATGAGAAATTTATGACCTGTGAGGTCATGCCACCACAACAGTAAAACAGCCCTTTGGTCAGGGTTGTTTTATTTTATACGCTAATGGTATTGACATTTATTAAGCACTAGCGTATACTCAAAAAGTAAACAAATAAACGAAAGGTTACACAATGACAAAATCAACCAACACAGAAACAACCAATAAAGGTATCGCAAAAAGCACATATTTCTTGAGCCTCGCCGTCGCAGTATTACTGACCGCAGGCATCACAGCAATCGGTATGTACTTTGCAACAATCAACCAATTTAACGATGTACGCGCAGATGTTGTTAAAGACCTCAAGGCAGTATCTATCGTTTTAAAAAACCAATAGTCTCCTCCGCCAAGACTATTGCACCACCAACGGCGGAAGTAGTACCTATACAACCAGCACCATCGGTTGACACCGAATCAGAGGCAAAGGCGTTCATATATTTTCGTGAAAGTTCAAACCGCACAGAAGCCATTAACCCATCGTCGGGGGCGTGTGGACTAGGACAATCATTACCTTGCAGCAAACTCGAAGCGAGCTGTCCCAATTGGCGAACAGACTATGAGTGTCAAGATAAGTGGTTCACGGAATATTGCCTGCGACGATACGGATCGTGGATTAACGCAAAGGAATTTTGGAAACAACATAAGTATTGGTAAGCCAGAATATATATGCTATAATATAAAGAGTATGTATATTTGTGAACAATGCAGTAAAAAGTTCGATAGAACACAAGGTGAAGTTAATAGGGGTCGCACACACTTTTGCTCCCTTGAATGTTCTCGTAAAAGTAGCCATGAAAAGGCCATAAGAACTGCGGATAAGATAATCAGGGCTAATAAGAAACAATGTAAGCTCTGTAATAAGACCCGAATGTTAAAGTATTTTCCTAAGTCGAAATTTACCCATAGCGGGTATTACTCGTACTGTTATGACTGCAAACGTGGGATAAACCGACAACAGGATATAAAACGTTATGATAAGCGTAAAGCAGACTCAAGACGAGCATACCTATGGCGGACATACGGTATAACATTAGAGGATTATAATAGTATGTTATTCAAGCAAAACGGTTTGTGTGCAATATGTTACCAAGAATCAGTGAATAAGCTTCATGCGGTAGACCATGATCACTCAAGCGGTGCTGTAAGGGGACTACTCTGTCATAATTGTAATCGAGGACTAGGAATGTTTAAGGACAATACAGATTTTCTTCAATCGGCTATAATGTATTTGAAGTAACTGGTGAGAGTTTAAAAATTGAGCGTAGTAGTCCGTCCTAGCGGGCATAGAATGTCAATCTATGTCGTATGAGGAAACGGTTAAAAATTACTAATTCAGGTCGCTCCTGTCGGCGGTAATAATATAAATCCGAGGGTGACGCCTAGCTGAGAAAACAGACGCTAGGACAGGCTCATACGCTTAATACATTAACAATCTACATGGGCGATGTAAGAATTGCGTGAGTTGGCTACTACTTTAGCCGTTGGACTCATATCGCTTACATCGTTCAAGGGTGATATAGGAGGGCAGCCCTTAGGTAACGACAGGGCAGGGTGCGGCTTTCGAGCCAATCTATGGTTTAGGCCATGCTTATATCACAGCTAGTAGGATATACGTACCATTATGAGTCGCCTACTAGCACTATGCGGGTTGTTAAAACCTACTTACAATACACGATAAACTAGATTAGTTGCTCGATAGACCGTGTGGGAAACCACAGCAACGCCCTCACAGAATAGTTCTCCACAGGCACGTAAAAATGTCTGTGTTTTTTATTGACATACGCTATTGGTTTTGTTACACTAAAGACACAATAAACGAAAGGGCAATACAATGACAATACAAGTAAAAGATTTAAGCGAAACAACAACCCTATCATGGTTTTGGGGACGAACATCAACAGGTAAAAAAGTGATGGTATTTGAGCCTGAAACAGAACAAGAGGGCGAGAATCACGACGAAGAAGCACACGCAGCATATTACGCAGATGAAGCTGACTGGCGTTCAGCACAACTTGAACAATACAACGAAAGGAACTACTAGGGTGGTGGATTTACAAGCAGAAATGGTACGATCACAAGCTCGTACCGCGTTAAAAGAACTTTATGATAACCTTCACGAAAACTCTATCCGCTAGGACAGAATGGTTAAGTACGATGAGATTGTCGCAATTGTAGCAGAAGAAGCAACTCTAATACTGGATGAACTCGATGAAAATGAACAAGTTACAGAAGCTCGTGTATAAAGTAATACAAGAAAACCCAGGCGTTCAAGACGATGACGCTCGACTCATTGCAGCAGTATGGCGTGAGTGTGGTTGGGACGATGGTGTATCGCTTGAAGATAACATAGCATACATGCCACGATCAGAATCAATCACCAGACGACGCAGGGAGTTGCATGAAAGAGGACTCATCACCTATAGCAAAGATGCAGATCTTTCTCGCTACGACGCATTTATATCAGAACGAGACATGCACAGCAATCAGTCAACAATATTTACAAGGAGGATAATCTAATGGCAGGCACAAAAAGTATGATATAATTCGTTCCATGCACTATATACAGTTATCAGGAAAAAAGGGGAAAGGTCAACAAACCCTTGTCGACAACAGCACATTAAAACAGTATGGACACCTCAGTTGGTTCTTGAGTGATACCGGATATGCCATGCGCCGTTCAGATAGGCTGGACGATGGCACTAAAGTAACAGTCAGACTACACAGGCTTGTAACAAACGCACCAGAAGGTATGGTGGTGGACCACCTGAACGGCAACAAATTGGATAATCGTTTGTCAAACCTACGAATTACTACGCAAGCGGTCAATGCCGCAAACCGTAAGGGCACAGTAGGCTATACATGGGACGCTTCAAAAGATAAGTGGATGGTTCGCTATCGCAAGCAATTCTACGGTCGCTATGGCACAGAGGAAGAAGCGAAGCGAGCGTATCAATTAGCTTGCAGCGGTGTTCCGTATCAAAAGCGAGAGCGTCGACAGATGTATCATTTACCAGCAGGCGTATTTAAGAATAGAAGTAATAAAGGATACCAAGCAAGAATCCAAATTAACGGTGAACGAGTCTACTTGGGGACATTCGCCACAATAGAGGAAGCAGAGAAAGCTTACCTTGACAGAAAGAGAGGATAGTTATATCAGTGGAACAAAAATTGGTGGTTTACGTGCTGCACAAACTAACAAAGCAAAACACGGTGAACACTTTTACGCCCTGATCGGTAGCATTGGCGGTAAGAAAACAGGTATGAAAGGGTTTGCACTCGATACTGAACGTGCAAGAAACGCAGGATCAAAAGCTGGTAAAATTTCTAAAATTGGTCACAAATACCTCTATACACGCAACGGTTACAACTACTACACTCTGAAATCGACAGGTAAAACAGTAAAGTATATTGCGCTAGAGGGAAATAAGTAAATGAGCAATACAAAATCAATTCAACAAGTACGCAATGAACTAGAAGAACTTATGGACGAAATGAAAAAAAGTGACTTTCGCGACATATTTGAACAAAATGACCGAGGGTTTCATGATGCTGCATTTAGTTGTGTTGAAACTGCACACCTGCTACTCGGAATTGCAGAAGATGACGAGAAGTCCCAGTCATGACAGATACATCTAATAGCCGTAGTGAGCAAGATTACAGCACATTGCCTCGTGCGAAGATGCAGAAAATAACTATTGCTTTTGATGTTGATGGGACACTTCGTTGCAACTGCACCGATACATGCCAAGACCCGAACAAACGAGTAGTTGAACTTTTCAAAACTTTAGCGACTATGAAGAACAGCGAAATGTACGTCTGGTCGGGTGGTGGTGCTGAATATGCCCGACGTTTTGCAGAGTTGTATGAGTTACCCGTTAAAGGAAAAAATTGCATTAGTAAGTTCGTTGTTTGGCAACCAGACATAGCCTTTGACGATATTCAAGAGACAGCACTTGGAATAGTCAATTTAATCGTGAGGGAAAAATAATGACCACTAATAGTTCTAATAGCCGTACACCCATGTATTCAGAACGAGAACATCAGTTGGCGAGGGTTCAGGGTTCTAAAGGTAACGAATCCGTTAGGTTTAAGAGTTCTATGTCACCAAGAAACAACCTTAACGCCACTAGTGGTGAGGAGACAGAATGAATGTTCTACGAAAAGCCATATAGAGATACGTTTGCCAAGTTAGTTAACCCCGACCTTGGTTATGACCATCATAAAGAGATGGTAAAGCAACTAAACAAGGACACGCTTTACAAGGTTGAGGGCATTTCAATGGGTCAATCAAGTACGAGCATCAAACTCGAAGGTTTCAAGCCGCCGTTCAACTCGATCCAGTTCGAGTTTCTTGATGCAGATAATAACATCTTGGACATCTACAATATGCCTGAATATAACCCGTATATGCGCTTTAGGGGTAAACAGTCATGACCTCTCACCATAAGAATGAAGTAAATAGTTCTATGTCAGTGGATGAGCTGGACGAGATACTTGGAGTTTTCAATAGTAAGGGTAAAAGCGTAAGTGTTAGTGATTGTTGCGATGCAATAATTAACCTCAATAGAAATAAATGGGAATGTTCTGCCTGCCATAAGCCTTGTGGCGGCAGCGAAAACTGGCATGTAAAAAATGTTAATGATGCAAAGGTTGAGCAAGCCAAGCAAGCTATCCACCAGTATGTTACCAAAAAGCTGATAGAGGAGTTGAACAAGTTACCAAAACAACCCCATGTTAGGCATGCCACAAATACGGAAATGTGTATAAAACCATCAATCGTAAAAGCCCGTATTTCAGAGCTTGAGAAACAACTAGAGACAGAGGGAGGTAAGTAAATGCCGCAGATTGATAAAATCACAGAGGCAGATGTTGAGATAATGAAGCGAGCAGTCGCAGAGCTAAATCGACATCAGCACAAGTACACAGTGCCAGTTGAAACAGAGGAGCGAGAAGTTACGGTAGTGGATGTAAACCATGTAGTAAATTACACAGGACGATTTAAGACCGTAGTCACCCGTCTACGCTGTGAAAGCTGTCCTGACGAGATTAGTCGGGAGGATAAGTAATGGATAAATACACGTTCATCAACGATCCCCTAGACTACCTAGACGAGCAAATAGAACTTGCTGAGGCACGTTTGGAACGTCTAAAGGCATGGAGAGAGGAATTAGAAACTGAAATGGCTCACAAAGCCTTACAACGATACATGGAGGAAAAACATGAGTAAATGGTTAGACACAATGATTTTAAAACACGGCAGCGAGGAAGCAGTCCGAGAACACATGCGGAAGTCCGGTCAAAAAGGCGGTCAGGTGTATACTGTTAAGGGATTCGCCGTCACAAAGACAGCCAAAGAAGCCGCCAATAAACGGTAGAAGAAAGTAGAGATCAAACATAATAATCGAGAACAGCGTATACAGGTTAACCATTAGATTCGAGTACACTGATCGGTAACTTGTACCGACACCATAGAGGCAATCAACCGTTATTGTGTAGGATTTACGCCTACTAGCCGAAGCTATGCCCTTGTTATGCCGGTATAAACCACCGATCCTCACTATGTAACATTATAGCACAAGTCTTATGTATTGTCAATACTTTCTATAAAGATTATGGTATGGTATAATATTTACAAATGAAATTATCTCTTGACGCTATTAAGCCGAATCCTGATAATCCTCGCCTTATTAAAGATGATGCATTTAAGAAATTAGTTAAATCTATTAAAGAATTTCCTGAAATGCTTGATGCAAGAGAACTTGTCTTAAACAAAGACCACGTTATTTTAGGTGGTAATATGCGTTTTAAAGCCGCCAAAGAAGCTGGACTTAAAGAACTATCCGTAAAGATCGTTGACTGGCCTGAACATAAGCAGCGTGAATTTATAATCAAAGACAACGTATCGGGTGGCGAGTGGGACTGGGATCAATTAGCTAACGAATGGGACGCTGAACTACTGAATGACTGGGGACTCGACACACCAGACGACTGGAACGAAGAAAAAGATATTGAAGAAGATGAAGCCCCAGAGGTATCTGATGAACCAGCCGTCAGCAAATTGGGTGAGGTGTATCAGTTGGGACGGCATAGGGTGATGTGTGCAGACTCTACGGTGAAAGAAAATGCAGAGCTGCTTATGGATGGCAATAAGGCTGATATGGTGTTTACTGACCCTCCTTATGGGATTGACCTAGATACTGACAATACAAAAATATCAAGTGGCTGGACTGGTGTAGTTAAAGGAGCTACTAATAAAAAATATTCAAAGGTTATAAATGACAATATAGATTATGATGCCGCACATATCTTTAGAGACTTCGATTACGTCAAAGAGACATTTCTGTGGGGGGCTAACTACTTCGCTAATACCTTGCCCGATCTAACTAAATCATCATGGATTGTTTGGGATAAAACAAACGACTCAACAATATATACAATAGGAAGTGAGTTTGAACTCCTATGGTCAAAACAGAAACACCGTCAAGAAATTATTAAAACACGCTGGGCTGGCGCTATGGGTACAGAAACTCAAGACACGAAAAAAAGGATACATCCTACCCAAAAACCACTTGAGTGTTTAACACCCATTATTAACAAGTATTCAGATCTAAAGGCGGTTATTATTGACCTATTCCTCGGCTCAGGCTCAACTCTCATAGCCTGTGAACAAACAGACCGCACCTGCTATGGCATGGAACTAGACCCAAAGTATGTCGATGTTATACGCAAACGTTACCACAAGTTTGTTACGGGGGCGGAAGACGGATGGGAAGATGGAACGCCAGCTATCTCGTGATAAACGCAATAAATTAGTAAAAGCAAGACTAAAGATTATACAGCGCATTGACACAGCAAACGAAAAATGGGGCGATAAACGTAAACTAAGGCAATTAAACAGGAAACTAGCATGACTACAAACCAAGTCAAAGACATGAATAGAAATCCTACAGGCAAAGGCGGTTTTGGTGACAATCCCGAACACCGTAATAATGGTTCTTGGAAAAAAGAAGATACGCCACGCTATAAACTAGAACAAATGATGAAGCTTGATGAGGAAACTTTACGCCGAGTTGCCGAGGATACATCTGCACCACTGTTTGAGCGCAAACTTGCCATAGCTGTTAAAAAGGGTGACTGGCGTGAAATAAAAGAGATGATCGAGCAGGTATACGGTAAAGCTAAAGAAACTATTGATACAAATATTACGGGTGAGCTTAAAACTGGTACAACAGACGAAAAGCTGGCCGCAGAGTTTAGTGAATACTTGAAGAAGAATACAAGCACTTGACAGATTGTATATAAACGCACGTTTTTAACACAAAATAATATAACTATAAAATATTTAACTGTAGTGGAGCGTCAATAGTGAACGACAAGCAAAAAGCAGACTTGATTGCTTCAACGCCACTAGCATGGATACTCTTTAATAAGTTTGTTAACGAGAACCAAGAAACAATAGAGTTCTCTAACCACCGATTTATGATTGATTTCTACGCTGACAACTCAGACGATATTGTCAGTCGCAAGTCGGCACAGGTTGGGTTTAGTGTTGCCGCTATTCTTAAATCCCTACACCATGCCAAGTATCGTTCACAAAACATTATATACGTTCTACCAACCCGTGATGTGGTCGATGGGTTTGTAGTACCTAAAGTTAACCCACTGATTACCAGCAACGCCAAGATAGCCGACATGGTGGGTGATGACTCAAAATCGCTTAAAAAGGTTGGCGACCGATTTATTTACTTCCGTGGGGCGTTTAACGACCGCCAAGCTATTAACATTTCTGGTGATGTGTTGGTGTTAGATGAGTACGATCGTATGCCAGACATGAGCGTGGTAAATACCTTTGACTCACGACTGCAGGCAGCTAAAGACCCAAAGCGTTGGAGGTTCTCTAACCCCAGCACAGTTGGGTTTGGTGTTGATGGGCTGTATAACGAATCAGACCAGCTCCATTGGTTTGTCCGTTGTTCACACTGTAATCACTACCGGTGGATGGAATGGGAACAAAACGACGATCAAGCCCACTACATTAACCGCGATGAGGGTATCTATGCATGTGGGAAATGCCACAAAGAAATATACGACGCAGACCGACGCAACGGTGAATGGATAGCCAAATACCCGACACGCAAACGCCGTGGGTATTGGTTCTCACAAATGATGGCACCGTGGGTAACTGCCAAACGTATTATTGAGCAGTACGAAGAAAGTAACATTGAGTTTTTTCACAACTTCGTATTGGGTAAAGCCTATACACCGAGCGACATGGTTGTTGACCGCCAAGCAATATTGCGAGCCTGCGCCCCATCTAACATTGAACGCAAGAACGTGGTGATTGGTGTTGATCAAAACGTCAACAATCAGATATGGGTTGCTGGAACACCGGAGGGTATCTTTGCCTACGGTAAATATGATTCATGGGAAGAGATGGAACGCCTCAAGCTGATGTATAAGGCTATCGTTGTCATCGACCCTAATCCATATCCAACCAAGCCGAAACAACTTGCCGAGAAGTACAACGATGTCTATCTGTGCTACTTCCGACCACAAGAGGGCATGAACATTATTAAGCGTGATGGGCAAAAGGTAATAGCTGACCGCACCCGATTGCTCGACATGGTGGCAAGCGACATCGTTGAAGCCAAACTACTCTTTAGAATGCGTCCACAAGAACTTGAGGAATACATTGCAGACTGGGCTAACATCTACCGCGCGACAGTTGAACAACCTGATGGGCGTATCAAGTCAGACTGGCTGAAAAAAGAGGGTCGTAACTCCGACTTCTCATTTGCCACAGCATACTATCGAATTGGACTCTCATTTGTTATAGGTAGTGAATCACGCATCTTGGAACCTGACACACGCAAATCAAGCATTGTGGGTGATACCGGCATAGGAAATATAGTCAGTGACACGTTAAAAGGTCTGTGACCTCTGTGCAAAAAGCATTTCTTTTTAAACATTAGTGTTGTATAATGTAAGCAACTCTGACCGCTACCAGATAATTTTATATCATGGAATATCGTTATAAGGTACTGGTCATGCTACGGCAAGCAAGCCGACCAAAGTCGTATGACTTCCACTGTTTCCGTTGCAATATGAAAGTTGTAGAAATATCTGGTGCCGACGTTATCGCATTTGACGACGCTGCGGACATTTACACAAAGGTAACAACAGGCGTGAAGTGCAAGGGACGATTAGCCAATAACGAGGGACGATGCCCATTCATGTTCTTCTTTGAGGAAGTTAAGAAATAATGAATCCCCAACCAATCATTGGTGAGAACAACGCATACACCGAACGCTTTGAGCAACTTTACCTTGCCCCTGAAGATATAGAATCTTTTGAACTCGCAACCCCAGACAATAAACTGCAACAATCACTTGTCCGTGAACTTGAGCGAGACAGCGACTTTTGGAACCAACGACCTTGGGATCTAAAGAATACTGACAAAACAGCCACAGCCTACTTCCTTGGTGAGCAAACTGAGGACGGTAACTATTACGTTGAAGATGATTCGTACAAAGATAACCGATTGTTTACAGGTGTGCGGGCTATTATGTCCTATGCCTTTGGACAACTTGCTAAACCAGAACTAACACCAAGTAAAGGTGATGATGTTTATATTAAGGCAGCTCGTGACCTACAAATGGCCGTCTACCAGCATTCACTTGATGAAAAAGCCGACCGAAAGTTTCGTGCCGCTGGTCTGAACATGGTGATTCGCAAGCGTGGATTCTTGAAACTACGTTACGACGAGAACGAGGGATACGACGGTGACGTTGTGACAGAGATTTGTAACCCAGAAGATATTATTATCTCTCGTGATGCAAAGTACCTGTCTAACCCAACACGAATCTACCATCGCTTGCGTTGTTCAGTAGATGAACTGTGTAGCCGTTTCCCTGATAAAAAGGATGACATTCTCAAAGCTTTTGGTATTATCCAGGGTCGTTACTCACAAATGTCAAAAGAAGTTACATACTTCGAGTGCTGGTTCACTTACATTGACGGTGGCAAAAAGAAAGAAGCCGTGGCATGGTTCTTGCAGGATAGTGAATTGATCTTGGACAAGATGCCCAACCCGAACTGGATTTATACGGGTAATGAGAAGAAAGACAAGCAAATCAATCTTGTTAGTTGTCCTCCTAAACCATTTGTAACGTTCAACTACATGAATCTTGGCGAGTCATTCATTGATGAGACATCTTTGTTGGAACAGGCTAAACCACAGCAAGAGCTAGTCAACCGCCGTGGCAAACAGATTACCGACAACGCAGACTATGTGAACGGTCGTTGGGTTGCATCTAAAGAGGCATTTAATGAAGAGGACGCACAACGCCTGATTAACAAGGGGCCAAAGACGGTTGCCCTTGCATCAGCGAAAGACGTTGGCAACAACATTGGTAACGCCCTTGTTAATGTTGCATCAAACGTACTCCCACCATACATGATTCAGACCCTCTACGATGCCCGTGGAGAGGTTGATAACATTCTCGGCACACCAGCACAGTTCCGTGGCGCACAACCGCAATCGCAGGACACAGCCACTCGTGACCTATTGGTTAAACAGCAAGCTGGTGCATTACAAGACGACCTCGTAAAGGCAGCATCCGAAGCGGCCGAGGTTTATTACAAGATTAAACTGCAACTGATGAAGGTTAATTACAGTGAGGATCATTGGTTTACCTGTCGGGGTGCCGATGGCAAGTACATCTTTATCATACTGAACGGCAAGAACATTGACTCTAATGTGAAGATCAGCGTACAGACCGACTCAACTTTGCCACTCGATAAGCAATCTATCCGCGCAACAGCAATGAATCTGTCTGCTCAAAACAAGATTGACTACCTTACCCTTATGCAAGACCTTGGCTTGCCAGACCCTGAAATGCGAGCCGAACGCTTCTATCGTTCCCAGACTGACCCAACAGGCTACCTCAAGTCTATTGAGTTATCCGAGATTGATACCGAAGCCGAGGCTGATATTCAATTGATTATCAACAACAAAGAACCAGAAGAAAAAGACAACTACACCGCAGACTACATCAATTACTTCAACCGCTTTGTAACAACCAACCGCTTTGCTAAACTGAAACAAGACGAACAGCAACGCATTACAGAGTGGTTGATGGCTGTCCAGCACGTAATGACCAACACTGCCAACTTACAGGCATTACTGCTTGATGACGCTGGTATGCTCATCACTCAATCAGCACCACCTCCAATGCCAGGCGCACCACAGCCACCTTTAGGCGCACCAGTTGGTGGCGCACCCGCAGGCTCACCCGATATTGCAAACATGGACGTTGGTGGAGCATCGCCTCCCGTACCGACACAGTAATTAATAAGAAAGGACATATATGTCAGACGTACAAATTGCTGATGATCAACTGTTAGAGTGGGGAAATACACCACTAAAAGCTGATGATCGTGTTGCCAATGCTCAAGAAGCGGAAGTAGTTGACGATGAAGAGGTTGTTGACGAGGAACTTGAGAACGATGATGAAGACGACGATTCAAAAGACGATGAGCAAGAAGATGACGATAATGAAGAGGATGACGAACCTGAACAGCACGAAGCGTTTAAGGTAGAAGTTCCTACAAGTGACCCAGGTGAGTTTGTTCCTAATGACTACTCATTCGAGGTTACTCTCGACGGTAAAAGCCACAAGATTACCTCACCAGAACAAGCAGAGGAGTTTGCTGACGAACACGCAGAGGAGTTTGACGCTAAAAGCCTATTGAAGTTTATGCGCCAAGCCTCACGCATGGAAGATAGGTTAGAACGTGACCGTGAAGAGTTTGAAGCTAAGAAAGCGGCTTTTGATGAAGCCAACAAATCTGCCCAAGAGCAACAAGCAACTATAAATAATATAGCGAACGAGATTACCTACCTTGTTTCAAAAGGAAAACTGCCAAAGGTTGACGCAAAGTACGTAACTGCCGACTGGTCTAACCCTGACGTTGCAAAACAGCCTGGCGTAAAAGAACAGGTTGAACTGTTAAACTTTATGCGTACCGAGAACGATGCTCGTAAAAAAGCTGGTCTTGCACCAATTACCTCAGCACTAGACGCATTCAACGCATGGGAATTAGAGCGCAAAGACACAAGTGAGGAAGATGAAGAAAACCGTAGGGCGCAGGCTCGCAAGAAAGCAAGCAGCCGTGTTGCCGGTACTTCACCAGCACCAGTCAACATGAAAGCACCAAAAGGAATAGCTGTTGGTCGAGCCATGTCACTTGATGAGCTAGAGCGATTCTAGGTATTGCATATTTAATACTCATACACTATGATGTAGTTAGCGGAGTCCCCACTATGGGGACTTTTCTTTATTGGAGGTCTCCGAGGACAGCGTAACAACAACTAAAGGAGAAAGCATGACTGCATCAGCTCAGAATGATCGCGTCAATAACATTACGCTTGAAGACATCAATGCGTCTATCGTTGACACGGTTAACCAATCGAGTGAAATTATGAAGCGAGTTGTGTCACAGCCGAAACAATGGAACGGCCGTTCACACCAAACTCCAATCTTCACTAACAACTCACAGCTTGGTACTAGCTTTAAAGGTACAGAAACATTCGATACATCGATTGATTTCAACACGCAAAAACTTACATGGTATCCAACTGGCTATGCACAGCCTGTCGGTGTATCTTTGGTTGAGCAATCAATCAACAAAACACCTGCTGGTGTCATTAACCTAGTTGACGGCTCATACCAGTACGCCCAGAACAGCATGATTACCGCACTTGGTAACATCTTCTACGGCTATGGTACAGGTAACGACTTCGATGGTCTTGGACTTATCGTTGACGACGGTACAAACACCACGTCTTATGCTGGTTTGAACCGCACAACTTACCCAACTATCAACGCTTTCTTGACAACTGCATCAGGCGGTGTACTTGATCTTGACACTATGAACGCAGCCGACGACGGTGCGACAATCTCTGGTGACTTGTCTGAAACACCAAACTTGATTCTGTCTGATCAAACTACTTGGTCACTCTACTCAAGCCTGTTGACTCCTACTCAGTACGCTACTTATGGCGCACTCGGTGGCGACTTCATCAAGGGTGACACAGCTGTTGGTCAGCAAGTTAGCGCAAGCAACGGCCTATCTATGAACGGTGGCGCAATGAGCGTAACCTTCCGTGGCAAGCCATATGTTCGTGACCAAAAATCACCATCAGGTGTCCAGTGGTTCATCAATGAAAAATGGTTCGAGTTCCGAAGCCTTCCAATCAACACGCTTGACATGGTTGCAACGACTGAAACAGTTACTACTGGTGCTTACGACAAGTACCGCGTATCTGCCTTCCAGTTCCGCAAATACATTCAACCTGTTGGTCAGCTCGCTGAAGTCGGCATCTTCGTTATGTACGGCAACCTGATTTGTAACAACCCTAACCGTACAGCTAAAATTAGCGGTATCACAGGAGTATAATCATGGCACTTTCAGCATTAGTACAAATCACCGACCAAGACACAAACAGTGTATCAGCTACCAAAGGTGGCGCTGCACTTGGTCAGGTAGCAAGCACACCAGACGGCCGTATCTTTAGCTACGCACAAGCTGGCGCAAGCAACCTTGCTGCTGGTAAAATCGTACAACCAGCCGCTGTTACAGCTAACTACGCAACTCGCACACTCAGCACAAGCTTTGCTGCTGGTTCAAACCAAGTTACCGTTACACTTGGTGCGACAGCTACCCAAGACCAATTTGCCGGTTTCTACCTTGTCGTTACTGACGGTACTGGCAAAGGTCAAGGTGCATACAAGGTTGTTGGCAACACTGCCGCAACTGCTGGTAACAGCAACAGCACGACTGTTACAATCGAGAACGCCCTCAACGTCGCTCTTGATGCAACTTCAGTTGTTGGTCTGTTCCCTAGCCAATTCAGCGCATTGGTCATTTCTGCAGAAGGCTCAGCACCAGCTGTGCCAATCTCAGGCGCACCAGTTGTACCTGTGACTGCAGCTTACTACTTCTGGGTTCAAACTGGTGGCTATGCCTCAGTCTTGAGCGACGGAGCAGTAACAAAGAACGCTGGCGCAATTGCTTCAAACGCCGTTGGTGGCGCAGTTGAAATCGAAGTGGCTGGTACTGTTACTCGCCGTGTCGGTTATGCACCTGAACTAACTGTAGACACTAAATATTCACCGCTCGTATTAACCCTAGATTACTAAAAGGAGAACATCATGGCTATCGGTAATTTACCAATAGAAGACTACGTCTCAGTTGTTCGTCAGAACAAGGGTTTGTACAGTGAGTATCCTATTGAAACAACGGGTGCATTAACTGTAGGTGGAGCGGCAACATTCGCTGTCGCCCCTACAGGTCCAACTGTCCGCACAGTTACACAGAGTGCGCTTGTTGGTGCAACTGTTGCGCTAACAGCCGCTCAATCAGGTCAGGTATTCAATAACCGATCAACAAGTGGTACACCATCATGGACGCTACCAACAGCTGCCAACGGTTTGTGGTATACCTTCACCGTGTCGAATGTCACGACTGGATTCACTGTCACAGGTGGAACAATCAAGGCAAAAACAAATGCAAGCGGTACAGCAATCAGCGGTACAACCCTCACCAACACACAGGGAACTGCCGTTGTTGGTGACACAATAACATTAGTGTGTGATGGTACAAACTGGAACATGGTTGCCCAGTCTGGTATCTTCGCAGCGGCTTAGTCATGGTACGAGTTCCCTACCCCAAAGATGGCAACAATAACACCATCGACACCTCAACCCCAGCCAAGCCAGCAGTAGCTGTTACTTATGATGCGACTGTTAGCAGTTCAACAGAGATAACACTGAATGCTGCCACCACGCTTATTGAGGTTGGTGCGATTGACAAAGCCATCTTACTCAGGTGGGGAACATCGGATGCTTCCACCACAGCATTCGATGAGGTAATCCCTGCCAACACCGTTCGTCAGTTCTTTATACCAGTCAATCCAGCGTCGGCAACGCATGCGTTGTTTACGGCGGTGAACTTTATAGAGGAACAAGCGACTGCTCGACTCGTGTGTATCGAAAAATAGTTGTGTTTTTTAACATGGTTGTGGTATAATCACGCCATATGCAAGAAACACTCTTGGAACGCAAAGCACAAATTGAGAAGAAATTTGAATCTTTGAAGGTTCAAAAAGCAGACATTGATGCGGAACTCGTCCGACTACAGGGCGAGTTTCGTTTGTGTGAGGAACTTATTGCCAATTCTGATACAACCGAGCCTATTGAGGGTGAGGTTATTGATGCGAATACAATAACGGTGCAAGAACCGGAGGAATAACATGGCAAATCCTAAATACAAAGGTATAACAGCCGTTGGTGCTGGTGCAATCACTGAGGATCAATCACGACCAGAACCATTGCTAGACCGAGTGAGTGAATACCACTATGTAAAGGTTACTAACCCGCTTCCAATGGACTTTATTGGTAAGGTTGCGCAATCTCGCCAAATTAACGCACCACTACGCATTGTAGACGGCGCACAAAAAGGTATTGATGAGAACACCCTTAAGGCTGCGGGACTTGATCTAAAGAACCCAGACCACCCACAGTTCCAGCATGTATCCGTTAATGTGGCTATTAAATCAGGTCAAACGATTAACTTGCGTGGCAACGAAGCAAAGGTTATTGTCCGTCAGTTAGTCAACGAACTTATGGCTTATGAGGGCAAGACTATCCGCCAAGGCAACCCATCATACCGTCGTGAATACGAGGAAAAGATTGTTCAAGGTATCTACGATGTAAACGATTTGCTCGGTAATGAACGCCAGTCTGAGGACGTATTGATTAAAGAAGCGTTAGAAAAGGAAAATGAAAAAGCCTTTCCTGACCTCGACAAAACAGACGCTGAACCAACTAAAGCAAAGAAGTAATTATGTCTGATGTAGACGCTCTTATCGCCAAAAAAGAGGCGGAATATGAAACATTGAGTCGTGCAACCGCCGCATTGCTTGAAAATCACGAGAATGAACGTGCTAATTTCAAGGTCGAGATGGAAAAGAAGCGTGAAAAGGCAGCCAAAGACCTCGAAAAAGAACTAAAAGACACCAAGAATGAGCTAAAAGACGTTTTGAAGCTTGTTGCTAAAGCCCAATCTGAATATAACGACCTTGTTAGCAAGACCGACAAACACGCAGAAAAGGCAAAGAGCAAGTTAGAGTCAACAATGGCGGAAAAAGCCGTCGTAGAGGGTGTTGTGGGGCAATTAAAGACCGAGGAACTGTCCTTAACGTCTGAGATTACCGTTCTAAAGTCTAAGGTTGGCGAATTAAACACCAATGCAGATAATCTGCGGGCCACAATTGGTGATTTAGACCAGAAAAAGTACGACAAACAGAACGAACTTGAAGCATTAAACGCTGATATTGAGCAGGCACAGCTAGAGTTTAATCTAGAAAAGTCATCATACGATAAGGAAATTGATGATGCAAAGAACAGATTGACCCAATTACACGCAGAACTAAACGATGCAAACCGATCATTAGTTGAGGTGCGCAGTCAAGAAGAAAGCGTGCGCCAAGACATTGCTGACCGTTACAAAGACATACAAAACCGTGAAGAGGCTGTATTAAAGCGTGAAAACCAAGTCCGTATATCCGAAAAACGAGTATACAACTACCAGCAATTTACAAAATTGTGATACAATAATTTTAGCGGAGTCCCCTTTAAAGGACTTACTCTATGGCAATTACACCCAACGAACGAGAAACGATAGCAGCAGTTGACTCCATATCAGGAGCGTCGTTTTATGTCGAGGGTACATCATCTACTGGTGCTATCAATGTTAACCTCGCAGGTTCAGTTGGAACTCTTGACAGCAACCTGACTGAGATAGATGGAACTGCCGTTGCCGTTAATACAGGCAATGCCAATAACGGTACACAGAGAGTTGTACTGGCCAGCGACCAACCAGATGTCGATACCCATGAGCAAACCGGCATGGTGCCGATTGTTTACGATGCAATCACTTACACTGCAACCAGCGGAACTGTAGACACCTATCAATACTACACCGGTGGTACTGGTGGCACACTTGTAGCGACACTTACGGTAACGTATACCGATTCGACGCATAATACCCTAGTTTCATCAGTGAGGACGTAATGACGCTCCAGTTTAACCCAATATCGGGAAATTTTGACCTCGTAGGGGTTAATAGCATATCCAAGACAGGTTCTGCTCAACTGCAGGGTAATGTAACGCTAACAGGTGGCACAAACGTTACTCTAACGCAGACAGGCCAAGATATTACCATCGCAGCTACTGGTGGCGGTGGTACAGGTGATGTCACCGGCCCAGGAAGTTCCACCGATAATGCTATTACTCGCTTTGATGGAACAACGGGTAAACTGATTCAAAACTCGACTGCAACATTAAGCGATGCTGGACTATTATCAACCGCAGACGTAACAGTTACTAATCTGTCGGCCGCGTCAGCAACAACAAATGGTATTGTATACGTTGGAACAACAGGCGCACTTGAAGTTGATCCAAACGACCTAGTGTGGGACGATACTAACAAACGGCTAGGTATTTATCAAAATGGCTCTACGCCGAGTGCTTCATTAGATGTTCACGGTACAACAACCCAATTAGCAATTTTTAATAACGTCGGTACACAGTCGTCAACCGGTGGTGCTGGTGTTATTGGTCAATCAGACCCAGGCGCAGCAATGTCTTCGGGATCAAGATTAGGTTTTTTGCAATTTGGTGGCGCATACGATGGAACACACGTAACTCGCAACTCCGCAGGTATCAATGCATTTGCAACAGAAACCTGGTCATCTACCGCTTCTGGTTCACAACTTGTATTGCAAACAACACCTAATACTACAAATACAAGGACGACGGCTTTAACTATTGGTCAAGACCAGAGTTCTACATTTGCTGGTAATGTAAACGTTAATGGAACACTTACTAGCCAGACAATCACTCCTTCAAGCACGGCAACATATACACTCGGCGATAGTTCACACTATTATTCAAACTCATATGTTTCACGTTATTACCTAAACTCAACTGCATACATTGATGGAGCAAGTGCTGGTAAAGCTGACGTAAACGGACAATTAGGTATTACTGGTGCGAATGGAACACTTACTCTTTCATCTGCTACCGATGGGGGTGATTTTAACATAGCATCAACCGCAAGTGGCACTTTGGCTATTTACGGGTCGGCAGGAGAAACTCTTAACTTGAATCTGTTAGATGGTGCTTTGCAGACGGGAGGTACGACTCGCCTGACCAATGCAGGTGCGCTGACAAATATCGCCTCACTCAATACATATAGCATACCATCGAGTAATATTGTCGGTACAACAGATACGCAAACCCTCACCAACAAAACGTTGACCACACCGAAGATGAGCTACATTTCCGACACTAACGGCAATACGTCGATGCTCCTCACTGCCTCTGCCAGCGCAGTGAACTTCCTGCAAGTTGTCAACTCTGCTGCAGGTAGTCCTGTTATTTTGCAGCCGAACGGCTCTGATACCAATATCGGTTTCTCATTTCGCCCTAGGGGCACTGGTACGTTTACGTTCAACACTTCGGGTGGGGCGAATATTGCTGCGTTTTCTCAGGGCACCAGCCCGGTGAACTATTTCTACTTCACTCCTGGCGGTACTGGGGTTAATCCTCAATTGGCTACGGTGGGCACCGACACTAATATCGGCTTAAACCTTGTCAGCAAGGGCACTGGCACTGTCAAAGCCAACGGCGTCGAAGTCGCTACAATTTCTGGCACGCAAACCCTCACGAATAAAGATTTATCAAGCTCTACAAATACTTTTCCTGCAGGTTTTGTTACATGGAATAACGTCACAGGTACATCACAGTCGGCAGCAGTCAATAAAGGCTACATTACAAACAATGCCTCATTAGTGACTGTCACCCTACCGTCAACAGCAGCAGTTGGACAAGTAGTCCGTGTCGCTGGCTCTGGGGCGGGTGGTTGGCGTATTGCACAAAACTCTGGGCAGACAGTCCGTTTTGGCGTATCTGCAACGACTACGGGTGCGACAGGCCGATTGGACAGCGTGAACCGCTACGATGCCGTGGAACTTATCTGTATTGTTGCCAACACTGATTGGGCGGTTATATCCTCTCAAGGAAACATTACAATTACATAATTATGGCTACTGTAACTAATTATTATTCGCAAACATTCAGTGCATCTTCATACGCATCTGTTTCTCGACAAAGTGTTAATGAAAGTTTTTCTACTATACGTGCTGGTGCTGGTACAAATGTATTAAGTCCTATAGCAGTTACATATTTATCTGCATCATCTACTACAAATCAATTTGCCAATCTTTACCGCTCAATTATTGTTTTTGATACCTCAGCTATACCATCAAATGCCACAATTACCTCAGCAACTCTGTCAGGAAATGCAAATTCAGGTTTTCTCAAAACAAACAATCTTGGGTCTACAAGTATTGAACTTGTTTCCTCAAATCCGTCTAATCCTGCATCTATTGCCGCTGCCGATTATTCAACACTCGGTTCGACATCTTATGGTTCAATCGATTATGCAAGTTTTACCGATAATGCTGTAAATACAATTTCCCTTAATGCAAGTGGCATATTAAATATTACAAAGACGGGTACCAGTAAGTTTGGTTTACGACTTGGTTGGGATCAATCAGGAACCTTTGGCGGCTCTTGGTCATCTACGGCATTTACGCAATTAGTTTTTTGCGGTGGTGTGCCAACCCTTACTGTTAACTGGACAGTTGATTTCCCGACCCTTTCCTTTAATAATATAAGCAGTCTCGCTAACGTGACGACTATAACTACATCGTAAGGATTTATATGGCTACCAACAACAGTAATAACAACCAATTTACCAACAACGCCGACGGGTTTTCGCTAGCTGGTGGCACTACTGCCCGTACCCTATCCCTAACGGCTGGAAATGTGTCACTATCTGCTGGTGGTTCCAATACCTATACAATGCCTGCTGCAACCGATACGTTAGTTGGTCGAGCGAGTACTGATACACTTACAAACAAGACAATTACTTCGACAACAAATAGCGTTAGTTATGCAACGTTTACAAATCCATATAAGTTTTTTGCCTATAGAAATTCCTCGGCAAATATTGGAGCTGGTTTTACAAAGATTACATTTGATACAGAGCTATACGACACTGGAAGTAATTTTGCATCGGGAACATTTACAGCCCCAGTTACAGGTTTTTATCATTTTGAATGGATGATGGGAACAACAATTGCTGCTGGTAACGGTGTTTCTGCTATATATAAAAATGGTACGTCATTTGCATGGGGTAACGAATATCCTGCGGGTGGTGGATCGGGCGGCGGCATTGATATATCAGCATCGGCAAATGATACTTTTGATATTTATGGTGCTGCAAGTGGCACGACGACATTGAATGTCGGATCTTCCCCAATTAAAACATATTTCTGTGGTTTCTTAATTAGTACAACGTAGGCTGGTATTTAACATTCTTGTAATTTGTGATACTATGTTTACAGCGGAGTCCCCTCTAATGGGGATTCTATTTTTATATGACAGATTTAGCTGCAACAATTTGGCGACCGACAAGTGGCAACGGCGAAGCTGGTCAATCGGACGATGCGCTTTTTATTACCGAAGCTAATGATTATCTAGTTACACAAGATAGCAATAATCTGCAAGTAGAGGCTGGAAGTTATACAAAATTACCTGCAACTGTGTGGGTAGAAAGTGAAGGAAGTTAAAGTGGCAGATGTAAAAATTAGCGAACTACCAGCATTTAGTGGGTCAATCGATCCAACTAATGATGAGTTGCCAATTGTTAACGACTCTGATGACGAAACTCAGCGTATTAACCGTAATACGTTTTTGAATCTTGCCAGCCAACCACTCGGATTAACCGACACTCAAAGCCCAACTAACAAAACTTTTGATAACACTAATACTGTTACTCTTAAGGATACGCTATTCACTCTACAAGACAACTTAGATACCACGAAACAAGCCAAGTTTGAATTATCTGGTATTACAACTGCTACAACACGAACGTTAACTGTACCTAATGCCAATACAACAATTGTCGGTACTGATGCAACACAAACTTTGACGAATAAAACATTAACAAGCCCGACAATCAACACTGCAACAATAATTAACCCAACCATTACAGTCGATTCAATTGCTGAATATACATCTGCACACGGTGTAACTGTTGACGGATTGAACATAAAAGACGGTGCGTTGAATACTAATAACTCTGTAGTAACCGCAAATATTACCGATGCAGCAGTAACTCCAGCAAAATTATTGGCAGGTACGGGTACGGGGTGGTCATGGACATCTTGGACACCAACACTTGCAAATATAACTATTGGCAATGGTACTGTACAGTCAGCATATATACAGACAGGAAAATCGGTTAACTTTAGAATAACTATTACCCTTGGTTCAACAACATCTATATCGTCCAATCCCTCCTTTACGCTTCCTGTAGCTGCAAATTCTAATTATGTTCCGGTTGGTGATGGTGAAATGTGTTTTAATGCTGGATATTACGACGCAAGTGCTGCTACTGTTGGCCCATTAACAACCTTTTTCCAAAGTACTACGATCTGTCGATTGCTTGCTATTACGACTGGTTCAACATACGCTGGTGTCGCTAATGTAACCTCAGCGATTCCAGTAACATGGGCTACATCAGACAGAATTTCTGTTCAGGGAACATATGAGGCTGCATAATGTCTAAAACATGGTCAGACATTCAACTCTCGATGCAGCGGATAGCCCGTGACAATACCGATGGAACACTGACACAGCTGCAAGAGGATTACAACACGGGCTATCATCTGTTTAACGCTAAATTAGCACGATACTACACTCGTAAACAGCAATTTACTGATATTATTCAAGATCAGTCTATCTATCAGACACCAGTTGATGCATTAAGGATTACAGGTCTTACAGCACTTGTCGGCGGTACGACATCAAGTTATTCATGGCCACTAAAAGAAATTAGTTCAGAGTACGAATGGCGACAAATCCGTTCATATAGGACTTCTAATAACTGGCCAACATGGTATATATCACTTGGAAACGATAAGTTTGAGGTGTGGCCTATCCCATCACAAAATGTTACCAACGGTTTTCGTTTGTACTACCAACCACAAGACTATGATCTGAGTGTTGATGATTACACAAGCGACTCGACAGGACAAACTGTTACTGTTACAAACGGTAGTACAGAGGTCACAGCAAGTGGCTCGGCGTTTACTCAGAATATGATTGGTCTTAATTTTCAGGTAACGGGTGTTACAAATCTGACATTTTACGAAATTGTAGATGTTCCTGACCCAACGACACTTATTCTCAAATCGGCTTTTGTAGGGTTTACGGGATCATCTCAAACATGGAGGATTGGACAATTATCAATTATTCCTCAAGAATACGTTGACGCTCCAATGTATTACGCCCTAGCAAATTATTTTGATGCAAAGGGTAACGAAAACCGCGCGTCATACTTCCGAAAGTTGTTTGATGATATGCAAATAGCTTGCGACGCTGAATATTCATCAAGTCAGAGTGGCTCGGTCATTACTGAGGATAATGTCGCATCAAACCCGTTCATGTTCCCACCAATTCCAGCTGGTTCATAAATTATATTTTTTGTCAAACTTTAAATACATTCCCTATTAAGTGGGGGTTCAAGTAGTTTTTCATTTTCCCAGCCTCTATTTAATCTATTATGAAATGTTGTATCTGGTAGATTATATTCATCACACCATTGCTGGACGTTTTTTGTTATGCCATTGATTGTGATTTTACGATTGTTTCTACGATTGTTTTCCTGTGTTTTCCAATCAGCCCAACGGCAATTTGACGGTTCATAATTACCATTGTGGTCAATCCTATCAAGTGAGTATCCTTTATCTGGACGATTACCCATATCTTCGTAAAAGTTGATAAATGATTCTAGCCACCTATCACAAACCTTGATTCCTCGACCACCATAATGCTCATATCCTTTACGTGATTCCTTATAACACCGACGAATCATGTCATAATAGGCATAGTATTCAGGCGTGCCATTCATACCATGTTTGAAACTTCTGTATTTTGGTATATTATTAGTCATATAAGCAGCCCCTCCTACGGGCTGTTTTATTATTGGTGCTATAATTATATCACGAAAAGTGGTAATATAAATGCAGAGAGTCCTCATATAATGAGGAATTTTATGGCAAAAAAAGCTTTTACTTACAAAACATTCGTTGGCGGACAAGCAACAGATAAAAAGATTGGTATTAAATATTCATTTGCCAACTCTGAATCCATTGATTTTCGCAAATCACCCTCTCAGTTTTCACTATTGAGCCAGCCACAGGCGGATACGTCTGGTATTATTGACGACCTTATACAGAACGAGGTTATGACAGATGATGGTGTTATTTATTCACTAGGAAGTACGGGTAACATTTACCAAAGAAAAACTGACGGCACATTTACTGTATTTGGTAACATCGGTAGTGGTGGTTACGGTATGGTTTATCGACCAGATCAAGACGCTATTTATTTAGCAGGTGATACAACTGTTTCATCTATTACTACTGTATCGACTAACCCAACGTTAAATATCAATGCCTACGGTATTTCACAATCAACCTATAATAATAACGATAACACCCCTGGAATTAACGTAAACTGCGACCAAGATAGCGGAGCATTAACAACTTCTATTAAAACCTCTATATCTGAGGGTGATATGTCACGTCGTTACTTCCAAACAGACATTGAACCTTTGAATAAAATAGCCGTACAAGTTGCTTCAAAAGGTACTGGTGACTGGACTCTGACACTTCACGATGGTTTAAACAATACCCTTGCAACATCAACGATTACAAACAGTAACTTGTCTAACGGTCAGTGGGCAAACTTTGTATTTTCAGACCAGATTCGTGTAACGGTGGCACCAGCCGCACAAACATACCACTTCCATGTTACTTCGACTGTGGCTGACGGAACTGTTCTTTCTACGGAAAACAATAACCTTAGCACCTGCAACATGCAATTGTGGGCAGACAGGCTCGTTCGCACCTCAAACGGTTTTCACCCAATGGCACAAATACAGCAATACATTGTTATTGGCAATGGTCGGTATTTAAGCGTTTGGGAACCCCTTGGCGATCCTAATCCTAGTAATACAGAATGGGCAAGGCACTATTTACAATTTCCACCCGATTTAGAGGTCAATAGCATCGATGCTATGAACGAGTATCTTGGTATTTTGACGCAAAGAGTATCGACTAATGGTGATTACAATCCTGGCTCTGGCGTGTTGTTTTGGTGGGACGGTATTCAAAAAGCCGCTTCAAACGTACCTATTGGTGCTTACAACTACTTCACTCCAATACCCGATGGAACACCGCAGGGAGCGCATACTTATCGTAACGTCTTTTATTATGAGGCTGGTGGTTCTTGGTATGCCGTCACGTCAGTTGATACGCAACCGCAAAAAATACGCCTCTTACCATCTGGCGAGAACGGATACGACAACAATAATAACCAGACAATCATCTATCCTTATGCAACAACAACACGGAATGGCATACAGCTCATGGCGTGGCCATCTAAAACCACCAACACAAATATAACTTATGGTGTGTATTCTTGGGGTCAGGTTGATACATCAATGCCAACATCATTTGGATTGAATTATCTTTTGTCTACAGGTAAAAGAAACTACACACTTGGCAACAACTTAACCATCGGCATGGTTAAATCTTTCGGTGATACACTTCACATATCATGGCGAGATGACGAGCATTCTCCAAATAAATATGGACTAGATATATTAACAGCTACGTCACCACTTCCAAGTACTGCAACGTGGGAGTCGTTGATATTTGATAACGGGTATGTTGGTAAGCTAAAACAAGCCGACTACATGGACGTAACTTGGTATGATTTACCAGATAACGTGGAAATTGTTCTTAAATACTCAATTGATCGTGGCGATTGGGTCTATTCTGAACGGTTTTCTAATACTAACCAATGGAATGGTTTAAATGGATATGCCAGTTTTTCTATCGGTGAATCGACTGAACAGGCTCGTTTCCATGAAATTCAGGTTGGTATTGACATATATACTACCGGTTCTGTATTCCTGACACCAAAGATTACCAGTTGCACACTTATCTTTGACGACCTCAGCTCTGAAAATCTCAATAACACATAGGAGTGACTATGGACAACAACTCAATAGACTACAAACGCCAATCGCCTACACCGGAGCATGTATCACGTCCCGACTTAGTTGGTGGCAATATGGGTCGTGTGTACGCCCGTCAGACTTCGACCTCTTTCACTAGAGGCACACAACCGATTGGGCAGGGTGGTTCTGCTATTGACGGTGGCAATAACCGTATTGTTATTCAATCTACCACTGGAACAGTTGATGGTATTGGCAATATTCCTAACAGTGATAACAGCTACGGATTCTTTACATTAGACGCATCGGGTAAGGTTGTTATGAAGATTGTTAACGGCACCCAATATACTTACAACGCAAATGACAGCTACAATAACAGCGAAATAAACGGTTTTGCACCTGATGATGGTAGACCTGGTATATGGTTTGCCAAGCCTGGTTATTCATGTGAGGAATTACTTAAGTCCTAATGACAGCAAATCCCGCTACAGCCAAGAACTTCCGATTTACCTCTGATTATCCCATGGATATGATTATTTATTTAAACAGTGGCTCTATTGCCGTTGGCGGTTTTCCTACTAGCGGTACAACAACTATTCCTCATGGTCTGCCGTCTACACCTCTGGTTGACATGGTGTGGAGTTTAACGTCTGATTTTTCAGTGTCTTATCTCAGCGGTTCAGGCACAGCACCGCAGGATGCTACTCGCAACGTACCATATGGCGTACTTGCACAAGTATCTGCGGACGCTACAAATGTTTACATTGACTATAATAATTCAACTGATCCTGCCGTTACTATCTACTACCGTGTATACGGGTTTGAGAAAAGCAACAGTTCCGCTGATTTTCCTTTTACTGCGTCACAAGGTGATCAGTTTATATTCAATACAGACTACAATTATACAAAAGTGTATAGCTCAAACGTTGGCAATTCTGTTACCACAAACCTCAATTATTTACCTCAAACAGAGCTATTCAGCGAGGACAATACCGGTCTTATATCCCCACCACGTACTGGCGATAATGCCATTGACTACACAGGATTTATTAGTCCGGTTGGATTTATGGTAACAACAACCGCAGTAAGTTATGATTCTGGCGGTGCCTCTCGAACAATGCACAGTCGGGTTTATTTAGATGAAGCGGGGACATCGTAATGGTAAAGCCGAGCCAGTTTATTTTAAATACAGATTACGCCACATTAAAAAATGATGATGAGGCAACTTTAACGTTTACTATTCCTGGGTCGATAGCTATTCCCGCCAGCGGTTCTTATTCCAACACAACCTCACACACAGTAGATATTGGTAATACGGGTGCGCCAATGCGTGCGCTCATAAATACTTCTTATAACCCAAATCTCTGGTTTTACGGATCAGTGTTACAGGTTAATGCCGTAGGTACGGATAGTATCCTTGGTGCGGTTAATTATCAATACTGGATAGCCGTCACGAGAAGTAGCCAAACAACCGCAGATGTATTAGTTATCATTGCGAACCAAGGTCTTGGAACCCTTACTACAGAGGCAACGGTGAGAACAATTACTGTTCGATTGAGTTCCTTTGTCCCACCTTTTGCTTAAAAGATTGACATATTTTGTAAAATATGATACACTCTTATTGTAATGAAGAAAAGTTTGTTGTACGCATTACCAATAACTCTAGTACTCGGATCTACTGTTGCTTTTGCAATGGTATCAAAACAACCTGAGACTACTAAAAATACGGTAAAGGAATCAACTACAATGACCCCTGAGGCATCACCAGAGGCTACACCAGCACCAACGCAACAAGAAACAACACCACAGCCTAGTACAAGTGTTCCTGCACCACAGCAACCACAAGACACGCTAGAAAGCCTTATTGTTCAATATCAGTGGGATATGAGTGGTGGTTTAAACGGTACGCTGGGACAGTGGATGCGTCGTTGGCCACAATACTTTACGCAGTCTGAAATGTCTACAGCCTTTAAATATATGCACGATGTTGGTCTTGCATACGCTGTAAAATCAGGAAAAACAGACATAACTCCATCAACAGAGTCTCTTGTTGCTAACGCCTATTGGAATTTGCTATATAACTGGGGTGGTGCTGGCGAACAGGGCGGTACACCACAAGCAGACGCAGCACGATGGATATTTATGGGTGAATATACTGGAATTGATACAAGCCGTTACGAATAGCAGTTGATACTTTTTAACTAATAGAGTAAACTAAAACCAGCGGAGTCCCCTCGTGGGACTTTTTATTTTATCGAGGAAAACATGAACCCCCAAAATAGTCAACAAGCTCTCGGTCAACTACAGACGGCGCAACAAACTGCACAAAACCCGCAGGCGTTTTTGGCATCTCAACAGCAAGCTCTTGGCGTACCTGCTCAGCAAGAAGCCGTCCAAGGTTTGAGGGGTGCAATTTCTAATACAACAAAATTATTGAATAACGTCGCGCCATCTGTAACGGGTAGGGCTGCTAATTCATTGGTTAATGCCGGTGCTGCACAACGTATAATTGCTAACGAACAGGCACCAATTGCCGCTAACCTGCAAACACAAGGTCAGCAATACAGCCAATCTGCACAGGATTTGGCCGATTTACAGAACAAATCACTTCAACAAGCGCAACTTCAATACCAAGGTCAGCAAGACCAAGTTAGTTATTTGCAGAATTTATACAATACTTTGTACCAGCGTGAACAAGATGCAGCCAACCGAGCATTACAAGAAAAGCAGTTGCGAGCAGCAAGTGCGGCGGCTAGTGGATACGGTCTTGGTGGGAGCGGAGCTACAGCACAAGCTGAAAAGAAAGCCTATGCAACACAAAAGGGAACAGGATTTCAATTTTATGATGCTGCAGATAAGCCAATTACTGCCGCACAGTATGCTCAGCAAACTGGTAAAAATATTGGTGACGTTCTTTATACTATGGCAAAAGCTGGCGACCCAACAGCGACTCAACTTTATGGTCAGTTACAGGCTGTTGCCAAAAGTCCAAAGCTTTATCAGCAGACACTTGATGCTTATAAGAAATCCCTACCTTGGGTATTAGGAGGAGTGTAATGGCAATTTCAGGATTTGAACGGTCTTTAACTGACTTACAGCCAAAAAAACCACAGCCACAGTCTGGTAAGCCTGGTGGTTTGGGCGGTTTTCTTACATCTCTTTTACCAACTGCTGGCGGTACTGGCGGTGCTTTAGCTGGTGCAGCTGGAGGTGCGGCACTTGGTTCTGTTGTTCCTGGTGTCGGAACTGCTATCGGTGGATTGCTTGGTGCCATTGCTGGTGGTGCTGGTGGTTCTGCACTTGGTAAGGTGGGCGAAAACGCTATTGAGGGTGAGCAAGATTTAGGTCGTGGCGTTGGCGAGGAGGCACTTCTTGGTGGCATTACATCTACCCCTATTACTGGTGGATTTAAGCTATTAAAAGGCGCTGTTAAATCTCCATTTGTTGAGGGTGCCTTGAAAAAAGGCGCACAAGAAGCTGGCGCAACTGCTATACCTAAAATGGCAACTGGATTGCGCGAAAAAGCCGGTGCTGAATTAGCAGATGCAACTGAAAATGCTTTTAAACCAGGTATTCTTGGTCGTGTACAGCAATCCGCAGCAAGAAATGATGCTAAAGTAAGTGGGCTTGGTACTGGAAAAAGTCTTAACGGCAAGACAATAACACCAAAACGCTCACAAGAGTTATATGATTATGCACGTATGAACGGTGTTGACGCAGGCACACCTCAACAACAAGCTGAGATGGCACAACGTCTACATGATGCAAACACTCAAGCACTTCAAACAAGCTTGGAAAGTATAAACCGTCCTCTTGTTGAAAATGAGGGCCTTTCTGTTGCAACTTCTATCAAGTCTGGTCTTAAAAGTGCCAAGGGTACAGGTGCAAGGTCTAATACCGATACGAATAAGTTTATTACTGATTTAACAAAGGCAAAAGATATTAAAGACTTGGAACGTATCCGTAAAGAAGCCGACGATCTAGCATTTACAGCTAAAGGTGCTGGAAAAACAGTTGCAGCTAAACAGGCACAGGTTGTCCGTGATTCAATTGATAAGTTTGTTACTGGTCTATCGGATGAATATAAGTCCGTAAAAGGTAGTTACCGTAACTCAAAAGACTTACTTGAATTAACCTCTAAAAACGCTGGTTCTGAAAGAGGTGGCTTAAATGTATTTGGCGCAAAAGTTGGAACCCAAGCAATACCTGGTGCAATTAGTAAAACAAGCAGTATTTTAAGTGGTAAAAAAGGTGGATTGTTGGATAGAGTTAGTAAAGATGCTGCAAGTAAAGCACCTGCAATGGCTAGTGGACAGGGTATTATTGGTGCTGCAACCCGTGAAAGCGTCCTCGGAAGCCGTCCTGACCTTATGAACCCTCAAACATCAGAAGATGCTACAGCTACAGATCAGAACGCCCCACAAGAAGTTATTGATGTATTTGGCGACAACGCTACTCTGAGCGGTCAAGGTGATGGTCAGGATGTACAAGCGCAGTTACAAGCTGCTGCACTACAAGCATTGCAGTCGGGCGATACAAAAGGACTAGACAATATTATTAAGGTTGCTGGATTGCTCCAAAGTTCTTCACCATCAAAAGGTAAACCAATGAGTGCAGAAGCCGCAAAGGTCACAAGCAACGCACAGTCTGGTCTTGATTCATTAAGTGAACTAGAACAATCTTTGGCATCTGATCCTGGTATTCAAGGACGAAGTGCTATAAGCAGTGCGTTTAATCCGCTTGGTATTACCGGTAATGTTCTTGGTACAGGTGGTTATGAAGCTAATCGTCAGAATATTATTGATGTTATTGCCCGACTCCGAACTGGTGCGGCAATTACTAATGATGAGGCAAAGCGATTTGGTGCGCTTATACCTCAACCAGCAGATAGCGCACAAGTATCTGCACAAAAGATTGCAATGCTCCGTAACCAATTTAGTGATGTTCTAAATAGGACGGGTACGGCTGGCAATGACACGCAAGCACTATTAGGACAATAAGGAGATCACTATGAAAAAGGATAAAGAATCAGCAAAAGAAGATAATGGCGAAAACGAAATGACAGAATCAAAGACGACTAAAAAGACTGGTAAATTCCAAGGCAAATCAAATAAACTTGGCGGTGGTGGTCGTTTCGCTCAGATGGAAGCAAAGGGTGCAAGTCCAGCCTTAGCTGCATTTATCGGCCGAAAGCTCTATGGTGCTAAAAAGATGGCATCTATGGCGGCAAAAGGTAAAAAAACTAAGTAGAGTACTTGCGATACGTTTCGTCGCTATACATTTCCCTTGCTTTATCAGGAAACGCTTTTATAAATTCCCTTGGATCAACAGGTTGTGCTAGGTTTTGCCGGTGCTTTGTTTGCATTTGCCGACGGTAGTACTGGGCGGTGGTACCACTCCCTTGCTGGTACTGTTGAGGCAGACAATCATCACAGCCATCTAACAGCTTCCCTTTGAGTATTTGGGACTTGATGGACGCTGTTTTTTTATTGCAATTTGGGCAAATCATTTATTTAATAGCCTCATTTCATAATCATGTTTCAACTGAGCTTCACGTTTAAAGTCGTCGGGATCAAGAATACGGCTCTTACTCTCTTCAACAACGGGTTTATCCACTTTCTCCGTGACCGATTGCTGCAATTTGGTAATCGTGTCACGGAGCCGTGAGATATAGAATCCTGCGGCGAACGCTACTACAAGTGAGAGCATCCACGCTAGGACTTCCATGTTATGCCTTGGTGTCTTCGTTGATGATAACAACGCCTGTTGTTACGAGGTCAGAAACAGATTGAATAGCATTTGTGATGGTTTGTTCAGGTGCCACTTTCGGGTCAATCACACCCTCTTTTACCATGTCTACCAACTCGCCACCTTTACGGAGGTTGAAGCCAAAGCCAAACTTCGCAGAGAGTGCTTCTTCGAGTTTGATTTCAGCGTTGAGGTTAGCATTTAAGAGAAGTTGTTTGAATGTATCCTTTAGGGCGTTGGTGGTCATGTTACTCACGCCGTCAACCTTTGCCAGTTCCAAAAGGGTTGTACCGCCACCGGGAACAATACCGTACTTGGAGGCTGCACGAGTGGCGTTGATAGCATCTTCAACACGGAACTCAATCTCTTCTTTTGCGGAGTCGGTTGGTGCGCCGATGCGGAACAGGGCAATCTTACCCTCTAGCTTGGCAACACGGTCTTTCAGGCGTTCGTTTACTTGGTCTGATACTTCTACTTCGATTTGCTCTTTAAGCCCAGCTACACGAGCGTTTACGTCATCGGTTGCACCGAGTCCGAATAGGGTTGAGTCTACTTTGGTAGCAACGACACGGCCGATTTGCCCAATAAACTGTTGAAACTCACCGATACTCTGTTCGCTGTAGTTCATAGAGGTTGTTTCAATGATTGGCTTACAACGAGCGTACAGCGCAATATCCTCTAACAGTTCTTTGGCCATGTTACCGAATGACGGTGGAGGGGTAAGGAGGATAGCGTCGATCGTACCGAGCTTGATGTTTTCAGCCAGCAGGGTGTATGCTTCACCTTCGATTTGTCCGATAAGGAGGAGTTTTAGTGGTGTGCCGGGCTGGATGTTCACCGACTTGGCCACGTTATTCACTACCTCAACAGCGTCAGAACGAGAACGGAGGGGCTTGATAGACACGACGACCAGTGGGTCGTTAAGTTCTTTCTTACCAACTTGGAGTCCTTGGAAGCCAGACTGGAGGTAGTAGCCGTCTACATACTCACACTCAACATTATTCACAGGGGCTTTTTCTGCAATAATACCGCCGTCGTCACCAACACGTTCAACAGCTTTGGCAATCATTTCACCGATTAACGGGTCGCCAGCCGATACAGTAGCAACGTTGACCAACTCGCCATCTTTAACAGGGCGATGGAGGGTATCAAGTTTTTCAAGAACTTTCTCGCGATCTTCTTTAAGAGTGGCGCTGACATCCATAGGGTGCTTGCCTGCTGCTAGAGACTGGGCAGCATACTTTAATAGATTGTAGCCGAAGACTATAGTTGCAGATGAAGCGTCACCAACAATACGGTTGGTTGTTTCACTGGCTTCATTCAATACTTGTGCGCCCATGTTCTTTGCACGGTCGCTGAAATAGGTGGCACGAGCGATAGTGATGCCATCTCTTGTAAGGACTGGTCGTCCAAAATTTTGCTCGATAAGACAGTTCTTACCCTTTGGCCCATAAGACACGGCAACGGTATCGTAGACGGCTTTTGCGCCCTCTAGCAATTTTACTCGTGCTTCTTCTTCTGATAATACAATCTTGTTTTCTTTAGCTGCTGTCATCTATATCTCCTTAAACCCTAAATGAGCCTGATCGAACGTCATCGACCATTTTTGCTGTTGCTTCATTTGCATCATCGTAGGCGATAATATCTGTTAGGTTGAGTAGTACATATTCCTTGCCGTCTGATTCAAAGCGACGACCCTTATCTTGTAGGGCTTCCCAATAGACGACCTTGCCAATAAGTTCTGTGTAGAAATCGTGGACTTTTTTCAATCCAGACTCGTCAGCTAATGAACTGTCAAATGCAAATGAATGAAAACCAAAGTATAACATGTGTTCTGCTGTTGGTATTTCTTCAAGAATCCCGCTCTCTCGGCCGGTTGCGTTTGACGCTCCCATAAATCCGCTGTCAGCCACTCGGACTAAACATTTATCAATTAATGGATGTAGTGCCATGTATTCTCCTTATAAAACATAGAGGTTCATTCCATCCGCTACGTCTGAAATGAACCTCTCAACCTTATAAGACTTATTATTCGTAGCGGTGAACATTGTGGCTTCATTATATCACACTCATGCTTTAAATCAACCACTAGTAATATAGTGTATAAAATGTTACAATGCACACTAGCGGAGTCCCCTCAGTGGGATTATTTTTTATTTGAAGGAAAAATTAAGCCGTGGCGACAATTAAGGAACGACTAGCAATCTTGGAAACACAATACACTGATATGAGTGATTCACTTGATACTGTTGTCACGACTACTAAAAATATTGAAAAAACACTTAATGAATTAGTTGGTGCAAAAAAGGTACTGATGGTGATTACTGGCTTTGTTGCCACCGCCGTCAGTATTTTTGTTTCTTGGCTTGGAATACATAAGCAATAGGAGAGCATTGTGTCATACAATTACGACGTAACTCGGAACTCACCAAACTACACGCCAGAAGCTAGTGCCAAAGCGGTATTCGGTCAACCTCGTGTCATTAAAGGAATAACCATTCACCATTGGGGCGATCCTAAACTTAACCCGTCATTCGAGGGCGTTAGAGACTATCTCTGCCGTAATGGTGGTAATACATCAGCTCACGTTGTTGCAACAGGTACAGGACGCAAAGTCGCCTGCATCGTCAACTACAACGATGTTGCCTGGCACTCAGGTAACGCAACAGGTAATGCAACCACTATTGGTATTGAGTGTGACCCACGTTGCCGTGATGAAGATTACGACGTTGTAGCGGAAGTGGTAGCCGATATTCGTTCAGCGTTCGGTGATGTGCCTATCTACAGCCACAACATGTGGGTATCAACGTCTTGCCCTGGCAACTATGACATTGACCGTATCGACAAACTTTCCTATACAAAATATAGTGCTGATGAATGGGGTAAGGGTGGTGATAAGACACCGCAACAAATCCCTGCACCACTGCCTCCTACTCCAGCACCAAAGCCACCAACACAGTCACAGCCACCATCTCCAACAACTCAGGACTCAAACGGCAAGCCGCTTCCTGATACTGGTAAGCCCGTTTCTGAAAAGCACGACTACTCAGAAGAGAACAATTCACTACTCAAAGAAATTCTTGCCGTTGTTAAGGCAATATTAGAAAAGTTAACAGGAGTATTCAAATGAACTTAAACCTCAACCCATCAGCACGAAAAGCAATCTACGTCATCGTAGGACTAGTAAACGCCGTGCTGGTGCCCCTCGCAACATTCAACCTCGTACCTCCAGTCGTGATGGCTGTATGGGCAAGCGTATCGGTATTCGTCGCAGGATTGGCGGCATTTAACGTGCCGAAACAAGAGGGCTGACATGGAAAAGGGTTTTAATGGTCTTTACAACCATGTGAACCCAAACGTATCAACAGAGGCGCTGGTTAAGCGTCTAGAGTATATTGTTGAGTTTGTCGAAGAGACAAAACCAGGTCAATCACAAATGCTTGAACTACAGCGTGAAGTTGACCATATCGCCTGGGAAATTGATATGCGTAACAAAGAACGGATAAAACGAGAGGAGGAAATCGCATGGATGGAAAAAGCCTACGAAGAGACTTCAATCCAGTGAACCAGGAGCAGGAGGACAGGATGCTTGCTGCCTACTGGGGAGTTGTCGAGGAAGAGTCAGAAGATGGCTTTGCAAAAGAACAGTCCCATCTCATGCGTCAGTACTACCTGCGTCGTCTAGGCATGTTGGCGGTAGAAAGCGATGGAGAGGAGTCATAACAGCTTTATAGAGGGATGGCGCAAGCACTGGCGTCCACGCCTCGCATGGGCCGCTATCGGTGCGTTTGTCGTCATCTATGACGTAACTTCGTCCAAGGGTGAAACACTCAGTGAGGAGTGCTATAGGCAGCGTGATAGCAAGCTCGGCCGCTTCTTGATAGACAAGCTGATGACTGATGTGGTTGAGCATCTACAAGGCGAAGAAAACTGGATAAATGATATAGCAAAGATTAGCCCTAAAGAGTTCTAATCCAGCGTTGCCAGAGGTATCCAACGCTATACATTGGCAAACTACCTTTAAATTGCGTCCAGTCATTGTACATAGCATCAATCATTCCCTCATTGGTTAAATTGTTCATTTCTTGCCTTTCTTTTGCTTGCCACCTTTACGGCTAATAGCTTTTAACTTTTCTTTATCTATCTTTTCAAAGTGATATGGTACGGTGTGCTTTGCTTTACCACCACGGCTACCTAGCTCTTTAAAGTATGCAGTCCGTTGTTCTGGAGTCATGTCTTTTAATTTAGTTGTCATGCGATCCTTTCTTTTTATTACATTCAGCACATGTTGGCTTTAAGTTATTTGGGTCTGTTGCTAATTTCCTGTGTCGTACCTTGCTTTTTACGTGTTCAGCCATTAGATAATCTATCCAACGTCCACACATATAGCATTGATAGTATCCCTGATCATTAGGTTTTTGATCTTTCTTCCACTTTGCAACTGCTGCGTTAACAGCTTTTGCGTGCTTGCCTATCTTTTTAATGGGCTTTGGTGGTTTCGCCTTGCTTCGGGCTTGCTGACACTTTGGACAGCGTGTTTGAGCAGCGTTCCATATAACGGTGGAGCGACCGCAATCTTTACACATTTTTAGCGTTGGTGTCATATCCGTATTTTTTAAGTACTTCCAATACTTTCTTTTCTAACTCTTTATCTGTACCTGCAATAAGTTTAGCTAATAACATGATTACTCCTTAAAAAGGTATGTGATCTTCTGATTCTTTTGCTTTATCAAGTACTTCTTTTTGCTTTAGTGGTCGGTCTTGATTTTCTTGTTCCTCGCGCGGATACACTGACAACCAACCATTCCATTCGCCAGCAGGGATTGTATCCATTTTAATCGCTTGGTGTGATCCGTGTGGGCTACTGAACAATGTTCCTACTGTGAGCCATACACCCTTCTCTTTGCCGTTTTCATCTGTGTAGGTGCGTACTTTGAACTTAATGTCTGCTACGGGTTTTAATTTACTATCGTTCATATTTATTTAATTTTTTCTTTAATTTTTTCATATATAAATACTGGTACCGATACAATTGCCGTAAATACTAGTAATACAATTCCCAATGCTACCTGAAACAGGAATACTGCTGCACAAATTACAAACCCTAGAATTACTAAACCGATAATAGACTCAAACATATTATTCTCCTTTTATTCCCTTTAATACTTTAATCATCTCGTCTACCTGTGCGAGTGCGTCACGTTCGTAGGCTTCCTGAGCGTCTATAAACTCCTCTACGTCGCTTCTAGTGATAGTTATAACGTAATGGACAATATTATCCAAAGCGATACGATCATCATAGAAAGTGAAATAGAGCATTTGTAGGTTCGGGTTTACCACGAAGTATTGCTTGCATTGGTAGGTGAAGTCGTGCGTACCGAACTTTAGGCTGTCGAGTGGGTTGTAATTCGGTAGCTTCTTATTCGCTGTGTCGTTTAGGATTGCGTGTAAGTGGTATTTGCTATCTAAACACTTTGCTTCGGCTGCGTAGGTAGGGTTGTCGCCAACTTCCGCTGAGTCAGGTGATACGCCTAGCTTGCCGTCGTCTGTTAACCATATGCCACAGTCGGTATCAAGGTCAAGATTGAATTTATCTTGTGTGAGTAGTAGTGCTTCTTCTTCAAGGCGAAGTCCACGATCCCTTTCAGGCTCACCGTCTTTCGGGATAGCGATTTTCTCGGCCAGTAGTTCGTAGATACCAGCAGGTGTGGCGTTGCCCCTTTTAGATGGTGCGACTGCTTTGGCTTTCGTACCAGTTACAACTCCGAGTCGTGTACCTAGCCAACTATCTCGTGAGTCCTTTTGGCTGATTTTAATTTGTTGCATTTAGCTTCTCCCTTAGCTCTGCTTTTTTATCGTCGGTTGATTTTGTAGTATCTTCGATTTCTTTTTCTTTGAACTTCTCAAATTCAAGGACATCTTCCCATCGCTCAGTGCCGTTTTGATTATCAAAGTATTCGACTGTGAATTGGTGAGGGATTTCAGGCGTACCGTCTAATCCATATACAGGGTTGCCATCTTTCTTGGTATAGAGAACTTTCGTCTTTACCCACACAGTCGGCATATAGTAGAGATACCGTCCAACGCCCCACACCGCAGCGGCACGCTTAACGGCTGAACTTGCACCACCTTTGATTGACTCAATGTCTGTAAAATCGGCTGAGTCTGTTTTTGTAATCCATTCGCCACTTGGCATTTTGATTGATAGCTCGCAAATAAAGCCGTCTTTAATTTCAATTAGTTTATCCTGCCAACCACCAACACCGCATACGTCATCTAAACGTCGGTAAACTTCTCTAGCGTCTAGGTAGGCAAGTGCCATAGCCTTTGAACCGTCTTTTGTTGTCTGACCGATACGCCACTTGATAGCACCTGCTGGAAATGGTCTTTTTAGTTGGTTGAGGAGTGCTTTGTCTGAGTCTTTCATTTATCTAGCTCCTTTTTCAATATTGTTAGCTGTTCGATGAACTTATCTAAGTGCTTGACATCAAACGTACCGACGATTGTGCCTGCGTCCCAGAAATAGACTTGATCAGTGTCAGACTCGTATTCGACTTCTAACAACTCATCATCGCTGATAGTTAGTTTTATAGTTCGCTGTATTTTCATTACAGTTCCTCCGTTATTTCGTCAATATCTATATCGAGTTCAAGTGCGGTTTCTTCGCAACTGTAGCAATACGGGTATCCACCTGCATCACCGCAGAGTATGCAATCTTTTTCCATTTTCATTACATCTCCTCCAGTTCAATTACAATGTCAATTACTTTGTTAAGTGATTGGGCAAGTTCGACAGCTAAATCTGTTCGTTTCTCACCTTCACCAGGTTCGTCACCGTTCCATTCGCCAAGAACACGGTTAGCAATCTCTAACACTTCATTTAGTGTTAATTCACCGTATGATTTATAACCACGCTGTTTAATATTAGTTGTCATTGATTACCTTTCGTTTATTACCTTATCAGTATATATCAACCAATAGCGTCTGTCAACTATGAATTGAAAGGGTGTGGAAAACATAGTATAATGACGATACCGAGTTGTTCTCTGTCATTGGAGTTACTTTCGTTTCTCGGTACTGAAGATCGTACCCACTTGCGATCTTCTTTTATTCCTCGTCTTTTTTAATTTGTTCAACAACTATTGCAACGTCTACTCTATCCGCACCATTGTTTATTAGCCAATCAGCGGCTTTACGAGCGGTCTTTTCATCGTCATAGAACTTCTTCTGGTTTAAACCTTTATCGTCTATCCAGCGTACTGTGAAGCCTAGTATTTTCATTTTTTACTCATTTCTTCTCTTAACATAGGTTTGCGCCTATTTTTAATTTGATTGCTATAGGTTGCCCATCGTACATTACCTGGTTCGTAATTACCGTCATTATCAATCCTATCAAACGAATGCCCATTGGGACGCTCACCAAGGTTTACAAGGACATAATTTTCAAAAGTACTATAATCGTTAACCCATTCTTCATGCATTCTTATACCTCTGCCGCCATAATTTTTGTAATCAGGTGACTTTTTATTGCTAGTACGGTACTTTATTCCAAACCACAATTTGTATATAATTGCGTCTTTAACTTTTCCCCTAGGTATACATACACACGAGCTGCAATGAACACCCATCACATATACCTATTACAAAGCCAAGTAAAATATCGTTGTGGATTATTTCCTTTAAGTGCTTGTTCTAGATTATTGTTTATGATCGATTCACTCAGTTTCCAGCCAACTTTACAGTAGTATGCACGGTTATCAGTCGCACGGAGTTTATCCATTATACGATCTGCGATTGCATCGACCTGATTACTAGTTCTTCTTACATTGTCATTGACATTGTTTATTTCAATTCTTGAAATAACATTGTCATTGTTAAGAGATGAAATGCCCATTCCTAAAAGTCTCCATTCATGGTTAATAACCCGAACTCTGATTGTTTCGTTTTAAAGACTGGCCAGCCTATGTACAAAGAGAAACCCCCTAGAAGGGGGTCACCGAATCATTTACGTCACCTTGTATTATAACTGAGCGTGAGTAAGATTGCAACCCTAATCTAGTGTTTCCTAGAGCAATCGAAACGCTATTTGACATAAATGATTCGATTGCTGTGTATCAGTATACAGGATTGTAAGATATTTTACAATACACTCGTGGTTACTTGTGGACAACCAGTGGACAACTTGTTTTGTATATAATAAAGTAACCATGAGTGGTATAATGTAAGCCTAGCGGCGTATAGGTTACACGCTACGTTCTTTTCGACGGTAAGGCCGTCTTGCAACAAACAATACATTAATGCGCCCCAAAGCTACTTCTTAACGGGGCGTATTATTTATGCTATAATGTAGATCAGTCCTAGAAGACTGAGGCCATGACGGTATTGCGACATTTATGACTTGTGAGGTCATACCACCACAACAGTAAGACAACTCTGTAATAGGGGTTGTTTTATTTTATTAGCATAAAGGTATTGACTTAACCATAAGCGTGTGATAGTATGAAGCAGTAAACAAATAAACGAAAGGTTACAATGACAAAATCAACCAACACAGAAACAATTAATAAAGGTATCGCAAAAAGTACATACTTTTTAAGCCTCGCCGTCGCAATATTATTGACCGCAGGTATCACAGCAATCAGCATGTACTTTGC